TAGCGCCGGTCGAACCCTGCGATCTCCTCGCCGGTGATGGGCCGCAGCTCCAGATTCTCGAACACGGCGGTGCCGCAGCCTACCACCTCACCCATATATTCGTGGGCGTAGGCCACCGGGTCGCGCTGTTTCAGGGTCTCCGCGTCATCGAAGAATCGGGGACCGAGCCACTCGGGAGGGGTGGTCAGGTAGGTGGTGTGGTGGCGGAACTGCTTGGGCTTCGGCTCCCGCTTGTACCGGTTGACCCAGTGACGGGCCATGGCCGGGCTGTTAAAGGTCTTGAAGGAAAAGCTGAACGGTCCGCCTCGGAAGACGGACTGTTCTACGTTTCGGACTTCCTCCGGGCCGTCGTACTGGTCGAACTCCTCGAAGTGCATGACACCGAAGTAGCCGAAGGGTACGGCGATGGATTTCAGCTTGCCCGGGTCGTCGAGGCCGTAGAACTGGATGGTCTGCCCAGTGGGGATGTATGTGAGAGTGTAGGGCTTCTTCTGCTGCTTCCAGAGATGCCGGATGCCCATGCGGTCGATGACCCGGTTGTACTCGGGCCAGACGCTGGTGGCGATGGTGTTTCCCACCTTGCGCAGCACCACGCCGTGGATGTTCGGCACCCGCATGAGGAGCAGCACCACTTCGGTGGCGGCGAAGGTGGACTTGAGAGAGCCGCGTCCGCCGTCGCCCAGATACTCGTTGTACTCACCCGACCAGATGGCCGTGTGGGCGGCGTAGTATTCAGGGATGATGAGGCTGCTGAGTTTCAGCTGCTGCTTGAGAAGGTTTGGGGGCCTCCGTCTTTGGTATGTCATCCACAAACACCACCTTTCCGTCGTAGCCCCGCAGCTCCGGGTGTTCTGACCAGTGCTCGGGGTCGCGGTTCTTCAGATAAAAGCACATCGCGCCGAGGTCGCCGCTCTGGGCCTTCTTGAACAGGGCGTTCTCCACGCTGGCCAGCGCTGCCTCTGCGCCCACGCTGATGGCCTGCGCGATGCGGGGGTCCTGCGTACACCAGCGCCGGAAGGTGCGGGTCGGCACGCCGATCTGTTCACAGATCTCGGACTGGTTGAGGCCATGCATGGCCAGCCGCTGCAATCGCAGCAGGCCGCTGGGGCTGTTCCATTTGCTGATGAGGGATTCTCGTGCCAAGGTGTCACCTCCGTGTATGAGAAAACGGTACGCACAGGCCCTCCGGGTGGAGGACGTTTCGGGCGGAGGATGACCCGGGTGCGTACCGTTTTGGCTAAGATAAAAGCCGGGGCGGGAAAGGAGTAGAAAACCTGCCCCGGCGGGGGATGGTTATTTGAGGCGGACGGCCTTTTCGCCGGTGAAGTCCTCCCACCGTTTTATGATGACGTCCACATACCTGGGGTCGTACTCCATCGTGCAGCACCTCCGGCTCAGCTGCTCGCAGGCGATGAGGGTGGAGCCGCTGCCGCCGAACAGGTCCAGCACGGTCTGGCCGGGCTTCGAGCTGTTCTTGATGAGCCTGCCGCAGAGCACCACCGGCTTCATGGTGGGGTGCTCGGCATTGCGGGGCGGCTTATCGCAGCGGAGGACGCTGCTTGGCGTCTGTGTGAGCAGGGCCTGCGCCTTGATGGCCCAGTCCAGCAGCTGGTCCTTCTTCATGTGCCGCAGGTCGTCCGGCTTCGCGTCGTCGATGACGGTGGTCTGGCTGCGGTCGTTGATGAAGTAGTGGTTGGCCCCGGGCTTCCAGCCGTACAGGCAGGGTTCGTGCTGCCATTGGTAGTCGCTGCGGCCCAGCACAAGGCTGTTCTTGACCCAGACGAGGCAACCATGCAGCCCCCAGCCAGCCTCCCGGAACATGGCCCGGAAGGCCTCGCCCTCGGTGTCGGCGTGGAAGATATACGCGCTGGCCCCGGTGCGGCAGGCGTCGAAGGCCCGGCTGTATGCCTTGAGCAGGAACTGCCGGAACTCGCTTTCTGCCATGTTGTCGTTCTCGATCTTCTTGCCGTTGCTGCCCTCGTAGTTGACGTTGTAGGGCGGGTCGGTGAGCAGCAGGTCGGCCAGCTGGCCGTCCATGAGCCGCTCCACGTCCTGCGGGCTGGTGCTGTCGCCGCACATGACCCGGTGGTCGCCCAGCAGCCAGATGTCTCCCCGCTGGGTGATGGGCTTCTCGGGCGGCTCAGCGTCGAAGTCGTCCTCTTTGACCTCTTCGTCCACCCTGATCTCAAGATTCAGGCCGAAGTCGGCCATGTCGTAGTCGATGCCGGTCAGCTCCTGCACCGCTGGAGCTGCAAGTCCCACTCGGCCACTTCGCCGGTGGAGTTGTCTGCGATGCGCAGGGCCTTGACCTGTTCGGGCGTCAGCTCCCCGGCCACGATGACCGGCACGGTCTGGAGCTTGAGCCTCCGGGCGGCCTTGTACCGGGTGTGTCCGGCGATGATGACTCCGTCCCTGTCCACAATGATGGGGGACTGGAAGCCGAACTCCCGGATGCTGTTGGCCACTGCCTTTGCGGCCTCGTCGTTGCGCCGGGGATTGTTGTCGTAGGGCCGTATCTCGTCCAGCCGCTTATACTCGATCTGGTGCTTTGCGCCGTCCATGCCATACCTCCCGGGCAAACAAAAAAAAAAAAAAATAGACTCTCTGGCGATTATACCAGAGAGTCTACGGAAAAAGCGTTATGAATTACTTTTTAACTTTCGCCTTGGTGGTCTTGGGCTTGGCCTTTGCGGTCTTGTCCAGCTTGGCGTAGGGGTCTTTCCAGCCCTTGGGTGCGGGCCATTCCCCGGTGTGGATTTTCCAGCTATCTACTGCGAATTTCCGGGCGTCTCTGCCGTACTTTGCGCCCTCTCCGTTTTCGACCTGCGAAACCAGTTTTTCAGCGTCCTTAGTAATTGCCATGGTGTTTCCTCCTTACCAGTTCTGCATGGCCGATGTTGCATTCTTGATGGTTTTCTTAGACATCGTTAGAACACTACGAGTTAGCGTGACCATATAACAGCCAGTGTATTTTGTCGAGCTGTTCTGAATGACGTTGTACCCGTGAGTGGCGGCCAAAAAAGAATACAAGGTCTCGTCTGAACCACCATAGCCCGCCCGGGCTTTTGCCAACTTGGCGTAAGTTCTCGGGTGGCTGGCGCTGAACTTGCGGCCCAATTGACTGAGCTGGTCGCAGGTCACTACGCGGGCTTTGGAGTTCAGAAAACCCTTGCACTGATAGCGGCCATATTCACCAGAATCCGAGGCAGAATCTCAGGCCCAGTATGTACCCGCGCCAAGGATGCCGTTGGAGGAGTACATCGTATCACCCGACATAAGCTGCTGATTGTAGTGGTCACCTGTCTTGCCGCCGAAGTTGCGGTCAGCATGATACAGAGATGCTTCGCCCGCTTTTTTGCGGGCTTTCTCGTAGGCGGTCTCACTCAGCAGCTGAGGCGTGTCATCGGTAAAACCTACGGCATTCAGATAGCGCTGGATGAACGTGTCGTTCTGTGTGCCATCGGTTCGGATACTCTGCTTTGCAATGGCATCCACGGTATCTGCGGCATCCTGATCGCTCATCTGCATCAGGGCCGCCGGGTTGCCCTTGATCTGTGCCAGCAGCTGCTGTTCACGAGTCTGGGATGCTGCCGGTGCCGCTGCTTTCGCTGCACCTCCTGCACCACCGCCTCCACCCATGCCGTGGCTGCCGCCCATGCTTGTGCCTCTGCCGCCCATGTCTTTCCTCCCTTGGCCGTGAATTTCTCGGTCAAGGGTAACACGAAATGCAGGGGCAAACCGTTACGAATTACTTTTTCTTGGGTTTTGCCTTGGTGGTTTTCTTCTTGCTGGCGGGCTTCTCCATGCCCAGATTAGGGAAGGGGTAGGGGGAAGCCGGAGTGTCGAGGGGCCGGAATTTCTGCTCATCCGACTGCAGGTATTCGCCGTACAGGCGGCGCTCTGCCGGGGTCATTTTGTCGTAGTCCGGGTGCTGCTTGAGCTTGCGGAACTTTGCGTAAGGGTCTTTCTTTGCTGCCATAGTAAAGTCCTCCGAATTGATTTTACCACACTTCGATTTCCAGTTCAATCACGCGTTTGCCGGTCAGGTATGTGTGAGACGGCCCGGTGCGGGTAGAGCGGACACCGGTGATCTTGTGATGGGTTCCTACCGCCAGAACCGCTTCGGACTGGCTGGGCTGGATGAATGCTGCGCGGGCGCTCTTGGCGGTGCGGTACCGGATCAGGACTTCGCGGTTGCCAGATTTGATGCCGCCCTGCCCGTGCTTTCCTGCTCCACGTCCACTCGGCTGCGGCCAGAAGGGGTTGTCCCGGCTGTCGTAGGCCGTGGATTCCAGGCAGTCGTTCGTCCAGGTCTTGCCCACCAGCGCCTTGCGCAGCTGGCTGTCGCTCATGCTCTGGTAGTTGTTGACCTTCAGGCGCTTCAGGAAGTCGTCGTGGTCGGCCCGGTAGAGGGTCGTCTCCTGCCCGATGGGCTTGGCCAGCTTGTCCACTGCGTCCATCATGGCCTGCTGCCGCTTGGTCAGAGGCAGACCGTTCGCTGCGGCCCAGTTGGCGTTCTGGCTCAGGGCCTTGCCGTTGCTCTGCATGACCGGGTTGATGTAGTCCACGACGCCTGCTGCCAGCGCCGGGTCGCGCTGCATCTGCTGCTGGGCGGCGTTCTCAAATGCGGCCACCTGCTGGGGCGTCAGATGCCCGAATCCGGTTGCGCCGGTGGGCGGGCCTGCCTGCTGCACCGCTGGAGCTGCCCGTACCGTGGGCATCGCCTGTGCGGCGGCTGCGGGCGCTCCTGTACCCCCTCCCATGCCCTGACTGCCTCTCATGCTGCTTCCTCTGCCGCCCATTACCGCGCCTCCTCTCTGGCCCTTCTGCGGGCCGCCATGCCGTGTGGGAATGCCTGCCACGGGATGCTCTTGCTTTGCAGGAGGCTTGCGATGTCGGGCGTC